AAGCGCCACGGTGACGCCGGCGAGGCGCTCGCGCTCGGCCACTACGCGACCCGCCAGGAAGGTGTATGGCGGGCCGAGTGGACGCCCGCCCCGGCAAAACAATCCAAGTGGGACGGCGTGGCTGACGACGACGATATCCGCATCCCGATGAAAGGTGGCCTATGAGCACAATCCTCGACGCCAAGGGGCGCCCCGTACGCTCGGCTGAACTCGCCGGCGACCCGCAGACCAGCCGCCTTGGTCATCTGTACCGCGAGTACTCGAACCATCCGTCGCGCGGTCTTACGCCCGCGAAGCTTGCCTCCATTCTCCAGGAAGCCGAAGAGGGTTCCATTGTCGCCCAGTGCGAACTCGCCGAGGACATGGAAGAAAAGGACACGCAGATCATGAGCGATTTGCGTAAACGCAAGATGGCTGTCCAAGGAGTCGCCTGGACCGTCGACGCGCCGGCCGACGCGAGTGCGGCCGAGAAGAAAGACGCCGCGCGGATCAAGGAGATCCTGCAAGACCTCGACATGGAAGACGTGTTCTTCGACATGGCCGATGCGATTTTGAAAGGGTTCGCGTGCCTGGAAATCGACTGGGACCGCGAGGGTGGCGAGTGGCGGCCACGCAGCGTAGCTTACCGTCCGGCCGAGTGGTTCATGGCGAAGCCCGAAGATCGCAATACCCTGCTGCTGCGCACGGCCGACGGCCAGGGCGAGGCGCTGCGCCCGTATGGCTGGGTGCTGCATGAGCATAGGGCAAAGTCGGGCTACCTGGTGCGCGGCGGACTTGCCCGCGTGCTCGCCTGGCCCTACCTCTTCCGGAACTATTCCATCCGCGACATGGCCGAGTTCCTGGAAATCTACGGGCTGCCGCTTCGCCTCGGCAAGTATCCGCAAAATGCTTCGGCCGAAGAGAAGCGCACGCTGCTCACGGCGGTGGTGGGCATCGGCCACGCGGCCGCCGGTATCGTGCCCAAGGAAATGGATATCGAGTTCGAGAAAGCCGCCGATGGCGCGAGCGATCCATTCATGGCCATGGTCGACTGGGCGGAGAAGTCCATCTCGAAGGCGATCCTCGGCGCCACGCTGACCACGCAGACCGACGGCGGCGGCGCCTACGCGCTTGGCGAAATTCACAACGAAGTGCGCCACGAAATTCTGATTTCCGATCTGAGGCAGATTGCGCAGACCATCACGCGCGACCTGGTCCGGCCGCTCGCGCATCTCAACACCAGCATGACCCGCATGCCGCGCTTCATGTTTCTCGACGAGAAGCCCGAGGACGTGAAGCTCTACGGGGAGCTGGTCGAGAAGCTGGTCTCTGGCACCAACATGCGCATCTCCAAGAAGTGGGCGCACAAGACGCTGCGCATTCCCGAAGCCGACGGCGATGAGGACGTGCTTGAGGCCAAGGAGCCGACGCCGTTCACCGCTCGTGAACGAGAGACCGTGATTCGGGCAACGGAGCAGCCGCCGCGCGGCGATCTGATAGACGACCAGGTCGCCCGCCTCGAAGCCGACACCGCCGTTCACATCGCCGCGCTGACGGGCCGGGTCGAGGAGCTGCTCAACGAGGCGGGCTCGATGGAAGAGTTTCGCGATCGGCTTCTTGAAATCTATCCGGAGCTGGATGCCGAAGGCATTGCAAGCCTGATGGGGCAAGCATTAACCGCCGCGCATCTCGCCGGCCGTGCCGACATCTTGGAGGATCAATGACCGCTTGGGTGATTCTATCCCTGGCGTTTGGCGCCATGGCCTACATCGAAGACATTGACCGGCAACTCGGCGTGCGGCTGATCTCCACCATCACCGCCACGCTGTTCTGGCCGCTCCTGTGCGCCGCCGCGGTCATCCGCGTGATGAGCATGAACGAGAGCAACTGGAGACGCAAGTGAAACGATCCCTGATGGAACTCGCCTGCTACTTTGCCGGTGGCCATGACAAGCGTCTGCTGCGCGGCGGCACACGCACTCGGTGCAACCGCTGCGGAAAAAACTGGCGTAAGCGAGGGCACACGCATTGAAGCTGTTCGACCGTCTGCAGAGGTTGGTGCTTGACGTAGTCTGCCCATCGTGCGGCGGCGAGGGGCTGCGCGTAATTTCCGGCGGGTTCCCCGGGAAATTCTGCGAAGCGTGCTCAACCGGCTGGGGGCTGGCATTCGATCTGCATCACTACCTGGGCTGGCCGTTTACCGGCTGGATGGTCCCCTACAATTGGCCGTGGGATTATTTCCGCGCGCTGTGGCGCTGGCTGAGTTGTCCTATCGAAGGGGGCGGCGATGACTGTTAGGCCCGGCTCCCTCCCTTTTCAAAAGCAAGTGGACTTCTTCAAACAGAAGGTCCCCATGTCTTCCGAGGCATGGACCGATCTCAAAGACGGGATGCACGCCCGGGCGTTTGTCGTCGCCGGCGCAATGAAGGACGCCGTCGTTACGGACTTCTACAAGGCCGCTTTAAAAGGCATTGAAAAGGGTACAAGCATCCAGGAGTTCCGGCTCGACTACCGGCGGATCAAGGCGGCGCATGGCTGGGACGATGGCGGCAAGCCAGGCCACCGCATGCAGACCATCTATCACACGAATCTTCGCCAGTCCTACAGCACGGGGCGCGAAGAGCAGATGCAGGATCCGGAGCTGCGCAAGCAACGGCCCTATGGTTTGTACCGTCATGGCGGCAGCGAGACGCCGCGCAAGGAGCACCTTGCGCTCGACGGTTTGGTGCTGCCGCTTGACGACAAGTTTTGGGAAGAGTGGACGCCCATGAACGGGTGGGGCTGCTCATGCAAGAAATTCATGGTCAGCGAGGAAGACGCAAAGCGCATGGGCCTTAACGTCGCCACGGCGCCGCCGGCCATCCCCCGCGACAAAGTGCCCGAAGGCTGGCCTGGCCACGAGGAAGGCGCGACCATTCCGCGCGGCGTCGATTTGGGTTTCGCCTACAACCCCGGCAGTGCCAGCATGGGCCGCCAATTGGCCGAGCGCGAGATGGCCAATTGGCGCGCCATGAAAGCCGACGCTTGGGAACAGCTCACGCCTGGCGACTGGCGATCTTCTGGGCGCCCGGCAAATATCCCTGCTGACAAAGCGAAAGGAGCCAAGGCGTTCGATAGGAGTGAGAGCGTACCCGATCAGATTCGCCGGCTGATTGGCGGTGAGGAACGAGTGTTTCGGGTTCCGGGCGGCCTATCGGTCAACGTAAACTCGACTGCCTTGGGGCAGCACATGGACCCGAGCCGCCGGCCCGGGCTCGGTTATCTGCCTGAAACACTGGAGGATCCGTTTGAAGTGTGGCAGGTATTCGAACGCCACCAGGGCACTGGGCGGGTGATGCTGAGACACCGGATCGTAAAGGTGCTCGATACGGGAAAGAATTCCGGCGCTGTTGCCGTGGCGCAGATGCACCGCGGGCAGCTTGAGGCTTGGACGTTTGTGCAGACACGCGACTTAAAGTATCTGCAAGGTCAACGGCGGGGGAGGTTGCTTTATGGGCGGTAGTTCGGGCCCTCACTCCTCACGCGGCGAGGCGGGCAAGACCATCCAAATCCTAGGGGCCGCGTCCCGATTTGTCATGATCCGTAAGGAAAGTATAGCACGATGGCCGGCGTAACGCTAAGAATTGATAGCCATGTCGATAGCCGCCAGGTGCTCCATGCGCTGGGCGCGCTGGAGGCGCGGCTCGACGATCTGACCGTACCCTTCAGCGACGTGGGCGAGTATCTCCTGTTGTCCCATGAGGAGCGCTGGCGCCGGGCGGAAGCGCCCGACGGCACGACCTGGGCAGACACCAAGGACTCGACGAAGAAAGCCAAGCGCAAAAACAAAAGCAAGATCCTTGTGCTCGACGGATACCTGAAGGATCTCAGCTACGAGGCGTCAAAGAAGGATCTCCGCTTCGGCACCAACCGGGTCTACGGCGCGTATCAGTTCTATCCCTTTAAGGGCGGCATGGATGTCCTGCCCTATCTGCGCGGCGCGCACCGGCGTAAGGGGCATACGCGCGGGGGCAAACGCATCAAGGCTCATGTGGTCAATGCACACACGGTCGGCGGCCACACGCGAATGATCGACAAGCCCGGGCGCGAGTTCCTGGGCATCTCCTCGGCCGACGATCGGGAGATTCTGGAGATCTTTAAAAAGCATTTTTGGCGGGGTGCGTTCAGTGGCTAGTTCAAAGCGCGGTTTGGGGGCTGGATCCCGCTACCCCGAAAAGGCCTCTAATTTCGCCTCAGGCCGTTTGGGGGCTATTCGGGTAGGCGCTTCGGTGTCCGGAGCGGATACAGAGGAATTTAAAAGTGTTTTAAACGGGGTTCTGTGTGACAGTCGGACCCCCGATCGGAGGATAGGTTGCCTTCTCGCTCCAGAATAGGGCATAATCGGTTTGTCGACAAGGGGGTTTCCCGACCCATTGCCTTTGGCCCTTGCGCCGCCCAATCAATCCCTATCATACATAGTGAAGCGTTTCACGGTGTTGGTCTCCCATACTCGGGGGCTACGCTGTGAGCATGCTGAAATCGCTCATCGCCCAAGCCCTCGAAGACCGCGGGCTCGACGTATATGCCACGGAGCTCTCCGTGGACGTGCCCGAGACCGGCCCCGTCTGGGTGCAGTTCTTTCCGGCCGGCAAATTCCGCACAACTGACGGGCGCCCCGAAGAGCTGCCGCACTTCTTGATGGACGACATTGCGGCCAAGGCGATCATCGCCGACCTCGCCGCCCGCAAGAATCCCCGCCCCGTCGACTATGAGCATCAGATCGTTCTCTCCGAGGAGAACGGCAAGGAAGCGCCGGCGTCGGGCTGGTTCGGCCAGATCAAGTGGGTGCCCGGCGACGGGCTCTACGCCCTGGTCGACTGGAGTGCCCGCGCCCGCGGCTACATCCGCGCCGGCGAATACAAGTTCATTTCCCCCGTCTTCTCGATCGACAAGAAGACCGGCCGCCCCCTCCGCGTCAAGCACGCGGCCCTTACCAATACCCCGGCAATCGACGGCATGGACGCCGTCATCGCCACCGAAATTGAACCTGAAGGAGTCCCCGTGAAGGAATTGCTTTTGAAGCTGCTTGGCTTAACGGCCGAGGCATCCGACGAGGACGTGGTCGCCAAGGTCACGTCGCTCAAGTCCGAGAAGGAAACCGTCGACGCCGAGGTCATCGCGTTGCGCGAGAAGGAGCCCGACGCGGCGAAGTTCGTGCCGATGGCCGACCACAAAGCGCTGCAGGAAGAAGTCGTCAAGCTGCGCGGCGCCGGTCAGCTGGCCGAAGTCGACACCATCGTCGCCAAGGCGCTCGATGACGGCCGTCTCTTGAAGAAGCAAGAGGCCTGGGCTCGCAAGCTCGGATCCGAAAACCTGGTCGCGCTCAAGGAGTTCGTCGAGTCGGCCGAGACCCTCACGCCCGGCAAGGGCACCCAGACCGACGGCAAGGCCCCACCGGCATCCGGCGGCAAGCTTACGGAAGAGGAGCTGTACGTCTGCAAGCAGCTCCGGAAAACCCCCGAAGAATTTCTCAAGTTGAAGGAGATCAACTGATATGGCAATGGTCACTCATGCCCTGCTTACGGCCCTTTTCACGGCCTTTCGAAAAGACTTCCAGGACGGCATCGGCCTAGCCGAGAGCCAGTGGGAGAAACTCGCCACCTTCATCCAGTCCACCTCGGCGTCCAACACGTACGGGTGGCTCGGGCAGTTTCCGAAGCTGCGCGAGTGGGTTGGCTCACGCGTCGTCAAGAGCATGAAGGCGCAGGCGTACCAGATCGTCAACGACAAGTACGAAGGTACGGTCGGCATCCTGCGCACCGACATCGAAGACGACAACCTCGGCGTGTACTCCCCGCTCATGCAAGAGATGGGGCGCGCGGCCATGGACCAGCGAAACGATATCGTCTTCGACCTTGTTAAGAATGGGGACGCGAACGAATGCTACGACGGGCAGTTCTTCTTTGATGACGAGCACCCGGTCTATCCCAATGTCGACGGCACCGGTGACGCCGTGCTGGTGGCGAATCAGTCCATCCCCGCGGAAAACCCCGGCGAGCCTTGGTACCTGCTCGACACGAGCCGCGTGCTCAAGCCCTTCATCTTCCAGGAGCGCACCGCCCCCGAACTGGAATCGAAGGTCTCGGCCAAGGACAGCGACCATGTCTTCACCGAGGACCAATATCTGTTCGGTGTGCGGACCCGTTGCGCCGGTGGCTATGCGTTCTGGCAGCTTGCGTACAAGAGCCGTCAGCCGCTCACGGCCGAAAACTACGCCGCGGCCCGCGCCGCGATGCGGGCCTTCAAGGCCGACGGCGGGCGCAAGCTCGACGTGAAGCCCAATGTGCTTCTGGTGCCCACGACCCTCGAAACCCAGGGCCGGGATATTCTCCTGGCCGATCGGATCGAGGGCAGCAGCAACGTCTGGAAGGGTACCGCCGAGCTTGTCGTCGCCGCCCGTTTGACTGACTAAGGGGTGACACTTGGCTAAGAGAAATAAACCACCCGCGAAAAAGTCCTCGGCTCCGGTGAAGGCAACGACACCGGTGGCCGAGGCCATCTCTCCCCCGGTCACGGCGTCTGCGGGCGCCGCGGCCGGGGGCGGCGGGGACGTACTGAAAACCACATCGGGACCGGTCGAGGGGCAACCTTCGGCCGGGCCCGGGACTCCGCCCGAGACCAAGGCTGCGAAGCCGGAAGCTGCGAAGAAAGAGCCCACGGCAAAGGAGCCCGCCAAGAAATCGGCGGGGAAGGTTCGCCTTTCGGTTCATGCGCGGGTCCACCGGCGCTTCCGTGCCGGCCTCGAATTCACGCCCAAGCCGCAAGAAGTGGAAGTGACGGCGGCGGTGGCCAAGGTGCTTCGCGGCGACCGGCTCCTCAAATGCAAGGACCTCGGCGATAGTTGATGTATGCAACCCTTCAAGACCTGATCGACCGGTTCGGTGAGCGGGAAATCCTCCTGCTCACCGACCGGGAGAACACCGGGCAAATCATGGCGGGCCTCGTCGATCGCGCGTTAAGCGACGGCTCGGCCGCTATCGATGGATACCTGGGCGGCCGCTACAAGCTCCCGCTTGAGTCCGTGCCCGTGCGTCTTGTCAGGGTCTGCTGCGACATCACCCGGTATTACTTGTATGACGACCACCCGCCCGAGGCCGTAACGCAGCTCTATCGCGACAGCATGGACTGGCTCCGCGCGCTCGCCAAGGGCGACGTGGGACTCGGCCTCGATGGCGAGGGCGAGGCGGCGGTGAGCGAAGACCTGGCGCAGATGGAAAGCGACGGGCGCGTGTTTGGCCGCAAGGACTCGACGGGGTTTATCTGATGGACAACTACTTCGCGCTGGAAGAGCTGCTCATCAATCGTCTAAAAGAAACGGTTGCCGGCGTGCGTGCGATTCTGTCGCAGGCGGAGCTCGGCGGTGTCGCCGAGGACCAGCAGATTACGCCGGCGTTGCATGTGATTTTTAACGCGGCCACGCCCACGCCAAACACCGATGGCCACCGCCGCTACTTTCGCGAGCAGTGGCATGTGGTGGTCGCGGTACGCAACCCGCGCACGCAGCGCGGCGGCCGCGCGGCGCGCGACGAGGCTGGGCCCTTGGTCACGCAGGTGCTGAAGGCGCTGGAGTTGTGGCGGCCGAGCAAGGCTTACAGTCCGCTGCAGGTGTCTTTGTTTGTGCGGCCGGTGGTCAGTCCCGGCGGCTTTATTTATGTGCCTCTGCTCTTCGATACGGAGCACGGCCTGCCGCTCGGCGTGGACCCGTACGCGGCGGCGTCCAGTTCGGAAGTGTTCATGCCCGACGGCGTGACGCCGAGTTCAATTTCAACCAACGACGAGCTGCTCGTCGAGGAAGGCAATGCCTGAGTCCGATTACGAAATCGCCGAGCTTGCGCGCCGTCTGGCCAACCTTATCCGCAAGGGCAAGGTCGAAGAGAGGCAGCTTGCGCCGCCGCGCGTGCGCGTGCGCATGGGCGAGCTGCTCACGGCCTGGCTGCCCTGGTTTGGCAATCGCGCCGGCGCGGACCGTGACTGGTCGCCGCCGTCTGTCGGCGAGCAAGTGGTGGTGTTCTCGCCTGACGGCGACCCGGCGCAGGGCATCGTGCTGCCCGGTCTTTATACTACGGAGTTCGCGGCGCCCGATGACTCCGGCGATACCCGCGGCATGGAGCTCTCCGACGGGGCGCGCTTCTTCTACAACGCCGAGACCCATGAGCTGCTCATCGACATGCCGGCTGGCGGCACTGTGAAAGTCGTCGGCGACACCGAAGCCAGCGGCGAGGTGGCCGATGGCCTCGGTAAACTCTCGCGGCTGCGCACCAATTACAACGGCCACAAACACATCGGCAACATGGGCTCGCCCACGTCGCCGCCCGATCTGCAGGATGCATAACTGATGAGCCTCGATCCACAAACCGGAGCCAGCATCGCGGCCGAAGCCGTGGCCGCCCAGTTCGCTCGCCTGGACGCCGATGAAGATCTGCTGTCTCCGGCCGAGATGGGCGTGGAACTCGCCGAGGCCTATCATGCGTATGCTCGCGAGGGCACCTTGCCCGGCGCGAACCTGGCTATCGGTGGCACGCTGTCAATTTTGGAAAGTGCGTTTGTGGCGACCAATGATGCGGGCATGCCGGCGCAATTGGCCCAAGGCATTTGCGACTACTGGGCCACCAACATCGCGCTGGGTGTCCCCGCGCATGGCGGCACGAGCGTGGTCAGTGTCCAGGTCAATGCAGCCTTGGTGCTCGCGGCCATGACGGCCGCGGTGCAGGCGCTCATCACGGACGCCGCGGTGCCCGACGCATGGCAGAAGTTTTTTGAAGAGACCGAGGCGGTGGTGAGCACCATCCCCTGCATCGTGACAGAGATGATGCCGGGGTCGCCGCCGTTTCCCCAAGCATTTCCCGAGACGATTTCCTGAGGAGCATATGCCCAAGAAGCAAGCCAAACAAACGTACAAGGTCATGCATGATCTGCCGAGGCCCGGAAAAATTTTCCGTGCCGGCGACAGCATCGAGCTCACCCCGCGCGCCGCGAAGTATCACCTGCTGAAGGGCGTCCTGCAGGACCCGGCCGCCAAGCCCAAGCAGGCCAGCACGAAACCCGAAACCCCCGCCGACTCCGGCGAGGCGAAGCGCGCCAAGCGCTAGGAGAACTGAATGGATAATTTCCTTCATGGTATTGAAGTGGTCGCGGTGGACGATGGGCCGCGGCCGGTCCGTGGCGCGCGCCAAGGCGTGATCGGTATCGTCGGCACCGCTCCGGCCGCCGACGCCGATGTGTTCCCGGTCAACGTTCCCGTCCTCATTGCCGGCTCGCCGGTGGAAGCGGCCAAGCTTGACCTGGTCGGCGACGGCGCGGGCACCTTGCCGGACGCCTTGACCGACATCTTTAAGCAGGCCGGCGCCCTGGTCGTGGTCGTCCGCGTCGAGGAAGGCGTCGACGACGCGGCCACGCGGGTGAACGTCATCGGCGGCATCGACGGCGGTACCGGCCAGCACCTCGGCGTGCACGCGCTGCTCGATGCCCAGTCGATCGTCAAAGCCTCGCCGAAAATCCTGATTGCGCCGGGCTTCACGAGCTTCGTGACCCGCGACGTGGAAGAGGCCATCACCGGCGCGCCGGTGGTGAGCGAACTCATCCCCATCGCGAACCGGTTGCGGGCGCACATCATCGCCGACGGCCCGGACACGACCGACGCCGAAGCCATCACGTTTCGGGAGCTGTTTACCAGCCGCCGCGTCATTGTGCTCGACCCGCATTCCAAGGTCTATGACGCCGCCGCCGACGAAGTGGTCGTCCAGCCGAGTTCGTCGGCCGCGGCCGGCATCTTCGCGAAGACCCGCTTCAGCCGCTCGCCGTCGAACCAACCCATCGTCGGCATCGTCGGCACCTCGCGCGCCGTCGATTTCACCATGGGCGACCCGCTCAGCCGCGCCAACCTGCTCAACGAGGATGAGGTCATGACCATCATCCAGGAAGAAGGGTACCGGCTGTGGGGCAACCGGACTTGCTCGACCGATGCGGTGTACGCCTTTATTGCGACGAGCCGCACGGCCGACGCAATCGACGAGGCGCTCCTGCAGTCGCATCTGTGGGCGCTCGCCCGCGGCGTCACGAAGACGTACATCGGCGCCGTGCTCGAAGGCGTCAATGACTACCTCCGTTTCCTCAAGGGGAACGGAGACATCCTGGGCGGCTCGGCCTGGTTCGACAAAGACGCCAACCCCGCGAGCCAAATCGAGCAGGGCGTGCTCAACTTCGATTTCGACTTCACGCCCGTGCCCACGGCCGAGCGCATCCGATTCCGGCGGCGCATCGTCAATTCCCACATTGAGGAGATTTTCGGATGATTAAAGACATCCTCAAACACGCAAACCTGTTCGTCAACGAACGGGGCTATGCCGGCCGCATCAAGGAGCTCACCCCGCCCAAGCTCTCGCAGAAAATGCTTGAGTACGAAGCGGGCGGCCTGGTCGCGCCGGTGGACATTCCCACCGGCATGCTGGAGAAGCTCGAGGCCGAGTTCACCTTGGCGAGTTTCGACCGCGACACCTTGGCTGACTTCGGCGTCCGCCAGGGCGGCAAGCTGCCCTTGACCATCCGCGCGGCCATGGAGTCGGGCGACGGTGAAGTGACGCCGGTGCTCATCAGCATGCGCGCGTTCATTCGCGAACTCGACATGGGCAATTGGAAGGCCGGCGACGAGATGGTGCTCAAGGCCAGCTTAAGCCTGACTTACTACCGCCTTGAAATCGATGGTGAGGTCATCATCGAAGTCGATCCGGAAAACATGGTGCTTGTGGTCAACGGCCAGGATCAGCTCGCCGATGTCCGCACGGCGCTGGGCTTCTAATCTATTTCCAAGCAGGACCCCATGAGTAACAGCACCAAGTATAAACTGCAGTACCCGATCGAGGTCGACGGGCGGACCATCACGGAGGTGAACATCCGCCGGCCGAAGACGCGCGACATGAAGAGCCTCGACAAGGGCAAGGGCGAGGTCACCGGATCCATTCGGCTGATCTCGCACCTGACGGAACTCACCCCGGCCGAAGTCGAGGAGATGGATGGCAAGGACTACGGCAACGTCAGCAAGATCGTCGCTGATTTTTTCGACTAAGCGCCGACCAGGCGTGGGAGGTGATGGCGGACTTGGCGGCGGTGTTTCACTGGCCGCCAGACGTCATGTGGGAGATGTATCCGGAAGACCTGGTCAGATGGCACGCTCTGGCCCGCGAGCGTGACCGGGATCGGTTGCGGAGTTTGGCGGGGATGCTTTGGGGCTAACGGCCCCGGGCACCGTCAACGAAGCTGGCGATGGCGCCGAAGAAGCCCAGGAGGTTGGCGGCGAGGAAGAAAAGGGCGAGGACGGTTAAGCCGACGACGGCACCGGCCGCGGCGCCGATGCCGAAGAAAAGAAAGAACCAACTCGCAGCGATACCGAGGAACTCCATAAGAGAACGATAGCACGATGGCCGACGAACTACAACTAGCCATTGCCTTCAAAGGCCTCGACAAGCTCTCTCCCGTGATTTCGAAGATCCAGGGCAATGTCGGACGCATGGCCGACAAGGTGGCCGCCGGGGGCAAACGCATGCATGACTTCGGCACGCGCGTTTCGCTCACCGGCGCGTTCGTGCAAGGCGGCGCGTCCAAGATGAAGGGCCTCATCCGCGATGTCATGCGCCCGGCGCTGGCGCTCGACACGGCGGCCGCGAAGATTCGCTCCATGCCCGGTGTCACGGAAAGCGCCATCAACCGGATTTCGATTTCGGGGCGCAAGTGGAGCCGCGAGCATACCAACACCGAGATCGGAAGAGCACACG